GAATTACTGTAAGGCATTTGTAAACAAGTATGTAGCCTTTGAGTTAGGTGAAGGATTTAGTTTTACTACACATGAACTTACAGAAGGTATAAAAGTCACACCTGACGGACGAACTCTTTTTGAGTATCTTGAAGATGTGTGGGAAGATAATAGCCAATACCTGTTTGCAACAGAACTTGGTCAGATGAAGTCAGTAACAGGTGAGTCATGGGTTCAGGTAAGATATTTTAGTCCTGATGAATTAGATGACCCTTACGGTGAGTACCCTGAGGGTAGACTTAAACTTCTGTTACAGCCTACTAGTGTGGTCTTTCCTGAGTATGACCCTCACCAAAGAGGTGTCTTGAAAAAAGTCTCTATCATATATCAGTATTATGACTATGAGACAGTAGGTATTCTCGGAAAAAAGTCCAAAAGAGTATTAAAGACTTTTAGACAAGAATGGACAAAAGATAAGTGCGTGACTTATGAAGGTGGAAAAGACCCTAAGATAACACCTAATAGGTATGGGGTAATACCTTTTATTCAGATAAAGAACTGTATACTTGCAGGCAGAAATGAGGGTATGAGTGACATAGAAGATATTATACCCATGAATGTGGAGTATAACCTTAAACAGTCTAACATATCTGAAATACTGGACTACCATGCCGCACCTATCACTATAGTTTATGGTGCAAAAATCGGAAATCTTGAAAAAGGTGCTAATAAACTTTGGGGCGGTTTACCAAAGGACTCAAGAGTACAAAACCTTGAAATGAATGGTGACTTAGGTGCAGGAACATCTTATCTTGACAAACTCAAACTTGAAATGTGTGAAGTAGGTGGCATACCTGAGACCTGTTTAGGTGGAGCGCAGTCAATAAGTAATACAAGTGGTGTCGCACTTCAATATATGAATTTACCACTCATTGAAAGGACTAAAGTAAAAAGACAGTCAACAGAGGACGGTTTAGAAAGACTGCATAAGTTGATGATTTTAGTGTCTTTATTTGAAGGACTTGTGTCTAAACCCGATGACATTGAACTTAGGGATTTTTTACATACTGAGGTCACACTCCCTGATACTCTCCCTAAGGACACACTTCTTGAATTACAGCAGATACAAGCTGAATTACAGTCGGGACTTGAAAGTCGTAGAGGTGCTTTAAAGAGAATGGGTCGTGAAAATATAGAAGCAAAACTGAAAGAAATAGACGAGGAAAGACAGGAAGAAGTGCCTGAGACTGAAACACAGCCTAAAATAAATTCAGGTATGCTCAACAGTCAAACACCTCAGGAAACACTTAATATAGCGTTAAGAGGTAAAAACGTAGGAGAGGACTAAAGAAATTTTTATAAAAAGTCTTTTACCCTCTTTACAAATCTAATAAGTTATGTTATTATAGGAATGTAATAAATTACATGGAGGTTGAAACAAATGAGAAATTTTAGAGTTTTTAAAGCAGAAACAATTATCGGTGTACTGAAAAAGGCTATGACCATTAATGCATTTGCCGATGAGGGCAATGAGGGTGCTAACACAAATCCTGCACCTACAATCAACTATGAACAGTTGATAGCACAGGCCCGAAAAGAGGAAAAGGATAAGCTTTATCCTAAAATCAAGTCTCTTGAGGACGAGAAAGCAAATCTCATCAAGATAGGTAATGACAATCTGATAAGAATTGGCGAACTCACTCAGGAGAATGAGCGTCTTACAGCAGAATTAAAGAGTTTAAAAGACAACGGCGAAGATACTCAGCAGGTCAAAGACTTACAGACTCAGATAGCTACACTTACTGCGGAAAATGAAAAGTTGAAGAAAGAAACTCACTCAGAGGACGAGTTGAGAAAGCAGATTGAGCAGGAGTATGAAGTTAAGCTGTACCTGAAAGAACAGGTAGATGCTAATAAGGACTCAATCCTTTCGTCTTTTATCTCTAAAGTACAAGGTAAGACAAAGGAAGAAGTCGATGCTTCAATCAAAGCAGTCAAGGAAGAGTCCTTGACTATCAAGAAAGAACTTGGTCTTGTAGATGAACAGGGAAATCCTATTGAGACTGGTAAGAAAACTGATACTAAGAAAGACCCTAAAGACAGTGGTTCTAATCAGCAGACAAACAGTCAGAAATCTAACAAGGCACCTGCTTCAAATCCTACAGAAGGAACAGGAGTCGAAAGTTTTGACCCTGATTACCTCAGAAATCTTGACCCTGCATCTTCGGAGTATGCTGAGTTTCGTAAAAAGTTGGGACTCAAATAAGTCCTAAAGTAATGGAGGTATTTTAAAAATGAAGAAGTACATCAAGAATGTAATTTCAGGTCTTTTTTCAATTTCAGCTTTTGCTGACAATGCTGTTACGGTAGCAACCTCTACTGGTGCTGCAAACGGCGGTACACTGTTTTCTGATGCTATCAGAACAGTGTATAGCAAGGAAATAGAGTTTAAGGCTCTGCCCAACATGAGGTTTTTCCAGTTTGCTCAGACTAAGACTGAACTGGGTACAGAACCAGGTCTTACAATTTCTATGCTTACATATAATAATCTCGCTCTCGGCGGCAAGCTTGAGGAAATGAAGGATATGACAACTCAGGCTCTCAGCGGTTCAACAAAGCAACTCACTGTAACAGAATATGGCAATGCTGTATCGGTTACAGAACTTCTCATTCAGTCCTCATTTGATGACATCATGGGTTCTGCTACAACACTTCTCGGCAGAGACTATGCTCAGGTTATGGACTGTGAACTCAGAGATGCCGCACTCAGCGGAACAAACGTTGTTTACGCTTCAAAGAGTGACGGAACAAAGGTAAATGCAAGAGCAAATCTTGATAACACCTGTACCTTTAAGGTGTCCACAGTTAAAGATGCTATCGAAATTCTTTCAACAAACAACGCTCCTAAGGCTGTAGGTGGTGCATACTGGATATGCTTTGTTCACCCTCATCAGTCAAGAGGTCTGCGTGATGACCCTGCTTGGATAAATGCTTCTAACTACGGCAATCCCGAACAGCTTTTCACAGGCGAAATCGGCAGAATAGATGACTGCCGTTTCATCGAAACAACTCTTATGTGCAATGGTGATGCACCTGTTGACAATCCTGCTTATGATGCAGACCTTGTTGCCAGTGGCGGTAGACCTGCTGTATATAAGGCAACACTCTTTGGCGATGCTTACTTTGGCGTTGCTTTTGGTCTCCCTGTTGAAATCAGAGACAACGGTATAGAGGACTTCGGCAGAAAGAGAAGCCTTGCATGGTACTCAATTTTTGGTGTTGGTAAGCTTCACGATGATTACGGCGTAGTAATCGAAACTGCATAAGAGGTGACCACTTTATGAGTAAGAAAGTAGAGTCTATCAAGCAGGCTGTATTCTACAGCAAGGAAAATCCCGAAAGACTTGCTCAGATTATTGCAGGAGTAGTAGCAGATGTTGCTACCACTGTTCAGATAACAGGCGAGTCTGATATACTTATTCCCACAGGCGACACAGCAGTAACAAAGACTTATACTGCTAAGGTCTTTTCTCAGTATGGTGACGAAATGGCTGGTCAGTCAATCACCTATTCTGTAACATCTGCAACAGGCGTTTCAATCAACAGTTCAACAGGTGTCCTTTCAATCAGTAAGACTGCAAGTGCAGGAGAAATCACTGTAACTGCTACTTGTGGTGGAAAGACAGACACAATTACTGTTACACTTGAAGCACAGGTAGTAACAACAGTTACAGTATCAGGTGATGACTCAATTGTTGTCCCCTCAGGTGATACACCTAACACAAAGACTTACACAGCTACAGTTAAGAACCAGTACGGTGACACAATGTCTGACCAGTCTATTACATGGTCTATTCCTGAAACAACAGGTGTTTCCATTGGTTCAAGCACTGGTGTTCTGTCTGTTGGTAAGACAGCTACGGCAGAAAGTGTAGTAGTAACAGCTACTTGTGGTACTAAGACAGGTACTATCACTGTTACTCTCGCAGTAGAGAATGAAGGTTAAAGGAGAGATTTAATCATGGCAAAGAAATTTCAGCCTAAGACCTCAGGCGTAAATGTTGATGCAGAGGTTCAGGCAGTCACAGAGACAGAGGGTGTTGAAAACCCTGTTGAAACTGTTGAAAAGACTACAGTTGAGGAAACAAAAGCACCTGAGATTGATGATGTTGACATAAACCCCGATGTGGAACAGAAGTCAGCGGTCAAGAATGTAAAGATACTGCCTAACAAAAATCACAGTTGCAGTATCGGCGGTGTGAGATATAACCTCAAAAAGGACGTTCAGACAAACGTTCCTCTTGAGGTAAAAGAAATCCTCAGAAATGCAGGACTTTTAAAGACCCTCTAATTCAGGAGGTGTGAATAGTGACGGTTGAGCAGATTATAAGATTTTTGCGACTGTCCGTATCTATTCAAGATGCAGAGAACGGCAATATAGTCACAGAGGACTCTGAGTATTTAGCTATGTCTGATGAGGACTTATTGCTTTATCTGAACATAGTCCTTACAAGGAATTTCCCTGACATACCCTCTATTGCTTTTATAAGCAATGAGGAAATATATCCGATAGTCACCCTTACAAAAAAGGAATTATACAGCACTCTTGCGGCTAAAGATGCTCCCTTGTATGACCTTGGTGCAGATAATAATAACTATCTGAAACGGTCACAGAGATTTGAGCATTATATGAAATTAGTTGCTCAGGCAGATAAAGAGTATAGTGACTGGCTTGAGAATGGTGGCAGTGATAACGGTGTTGTTAAGTCCTATAAAGTGACATTAAGTGATAGATATTCCACAAGGTATAACTTTGAAAATTCCGCAGTACCAAAGGTATCTGTTTATGTCGGTGCAGTATCGGACACAGCAGTAGAATTTTGGTGGAAAGTCAAAGACCTGAGTAGGTTCTACAGATATAAAGTTTTTATATCTGAGAACCCTATTGTGGATATGTTTAATCTTAGTGACCACATAGATGATAAGGCAACACTTATAGCTGAGATAAAAGACATACACCAAACAAGGTGTAGAGTTCAAAGTCTTGAACCTGAAAAGACCTACTATTTAGCAGTTCAGGTCATTGATATGACCACTTTATCAGGTTATGCTCAAACTCAGTTTACCACTCAGCCTTTAGTAGAGGGTGATGAAAATGGCGGTTGATACAAGTAACAGCATACAGAAAGCTTTCTTGGACGGAATAAATGAGGTATTCTCAATAATGTTCACTCAGCACTGTTTAATGTACTTTCTTAATGATGAAAGTACGGAGGTGAATGTTTATGGTGAGACAGATGAGAAAGTGTATGGCGAGCCTTATGAGTTGACTGCTAAAGTGTCCTATGACCACCCTAAGGGTGAAAGTCCTGAGCAGACGGTTGAAAGACAGGCAATAATAACCATACCCACAAAACAGTTCATTAAGAACAATATATCATTTTTGAGTGAAGCTGACTGGGAGAAATTTAGACAGGCTAAACTGGTGTATGAGAACACAGAGTATTTAGTTGATGTTGTCAAGCCTAAAACTCTTGTAGCAGATGTTTGGCAATTTTTTGACTTCTACTGTACAGAGGATAAGAAGTCAAGTCTTGAGGTTTCAAGTGAAGTAGTTGAACCTGATAACAATGAGGACACTACTAATTCGGAAGAACCAAATATAGATAATGATGACTTAGGTGATATTTATGGTGACAGTTAGAAAAACAGGTGACTGGTCAAAAGTGAGTATTGCCTTACAGTCATTACAAAAGTTGAGACCAACTTTTATTGCACAAATGCAGGACGATAGTGAGTTTGTACTGAACAAAGTACAAGGTCACATTGACTCCCAAGATTTAGGTTGGACACCACTTGCAGACAGTACGGTTGCATTAAAGAACGGAGACTCTACAATTTATGTAGAGACTGGTTTCCTCAGAAATAATCTGAAAGCACAGAAAGTACAGTCATCAAGTACAAGTGTTACATTTTACATCGGTGTTGATGCCAGTGCAACTACTCCCTCAGGTGAAAGTCTCGGAGACATAATGATATGGTTAGAGTATGGCACTAGAAGTATTCCTGCAAGACCCCTAATTCGTCCGACTTTTGATGAAGTTAAGGACATTTTAGAAAAGCACTGGACTGATTTGTTGAAAGTGATTTTAAGGTGATGCATAGTGAACACTACTGTATGGTATGAACAGATAGATACTGGACTGATAAAGTTCATTCAAAGTAAGATTAAGCTTACAAATAAACAGGGGAATAAAGTTTCTGTCCCTGTTAGGATAATAAAACCTGACGAGGACTTTAAAGTTGAAAACTACCCTATGGTTACAATAACTAACCTTTTCACCAGTAAACGTGATGAGGTTAGGTATTATCCATTTAAAGTTCTCAGAGGTATAAACCATGAGACTGGAAAGGGTAATCTTGAAGCGACAGCAGTACCTTATTCGGTGCACTATCAAATAGACTTTTGGAGTACCAAACAGAAAGACATGAACAGTATGTTATCTCAATGGTGTTTCAATGTAAGTCGTGACTTTGTGTTACCTGTTACCGATAGTGGTGGTAACAAGAGAGACACATTTGGTATGCAGATAGGTGATAGTCTTAAAAGACAAGACCGACTCAACGGTAATGACAGAATATTCCGCTCGATACTCACTTATAAGATATTGGCTGAGATTGATGAGGAAGATGAGACTAACCTTGAACAGTGTGATATTGTGACCGAGATAGAGGTAAACACTACAAATCAACTTGAAGTAGGAGGTAGTTGAGTTATGATGAAAGTAAAAGAACTTAAAGGTATGACCTTTAACGTTCCTTTATCTGACTCAACGGCACTGTATTTAAGTGGTGGACAGAGTAAGACCATTAAGGAAGAACTTGTTAGTCCCTCGCTTTTGAGTGCTGAAAAGTCAGGTCTTGTTTCAATTACTAAGGTCAAAGAATTTGTACCTGCTAGTAAGAAAGACAAGGAAGATAAAAACAGGGAAGAAAAAACAACCAAAGAAAAATCAGGAGGTGCTAAGTAAAAATGGCGAGTTATTCAGCTCCGGGAGTGTATATCGAAGATATTAAGTCTGCTGTAGTAATGCCCTCAGGTGTTAATTCAGCAGCGGCTTTTGCAGGTGTGGCTCATAGTGGTCCTGTGGGTGTCCCTGTTGCAATAACATCTTGGAATGCGTTCCTTAAAATTTATGGTGCAGGACTTGACAGTGTATTTTCTAGGGACAGCTATCTTGCTTATGCAGTATATGGCTTTTTCCAGAATGGTGGTAGTCTCTGTTATGTTCTGCGTGTTACCAACGGTACAGTTGCGGCAGGCGGTGTTACATACTCCGCTACAAAGGCAAAGCCTACAACTGATGAAGAACATCAGGAAACAGTTGCCTACAAGTTAGGTAAGGCTCTGTCAGCTAAGTACGAAGGTGAGTGGGGTAATAACCTCAAGGTTGTAGTCCCCAAAACAGGTGTAAATGTTACAAGTGGTACATTTACACTTAAAGTTCTGCTCAATAACGTTGAAGTTGAGTCATGGAACAACTTAGGTGCTACAGCAGGTGTTGCAGGAAGCTACGGCGACATAATCAATAATGAAAGTAACTACATCACAGTTACAGACCTGACAGTCAACATTACACTGGCTTCAATAGTTAGTGGTGATGCTGACATTCAGGAAGTATTTGCAGGTGGTACAGAAGGTCTTACAGCTAATACACCTGTTGCAAACACTGTATATGAAACGGCACTGTTACAGTTCGATGCTTTTGATAGCATTGGATTTGTTGCTGTACCAGGTGCTGAGTCTGCATTACAGAAGATAGTGGCTGATTACTGTACTACAACAAAGTACAGAATAGCTATTTGTGAAGGTAGCATTTCTTCAACTAATACTGAGCTTGTTACACTCAGAACCCTTCTCGGTGGTACTAATGCAAGTCTTTATGCTCCTTGGGGTAAAGTTTCTGACCCTCTTTCATCATCGGGTGGCACTATTGCTGTTCCTATCTGTGGTCATATCGCAGGTGTATGGGCAAGAATTACTCAGTCAAGAGGTTTTTGGAAAGCACCTGCTGGCACAGAAGCAAACGTAAGAGGTGTTGTTGATGTTGCAAGAATAATCACAAACGGCGAGATAGAAGAACTCAGTCCTAAGGGCGTGAACTGTGTTGTTCCGAGAACAAACTACGGCATAGTAGTATGGGGTGCAAGAAGCTGTAATAGCGACTTGGTTTACGACTCAGACCTTTATACTAACATCACAATCAAAAAGAATGTGTATGATATGTCACAGCCCTTTGTTTTTGAGCCTAACAACTCCAAACTTTGGACTAAGGTTGCTACTACAATTCAGAGTTATCTGCAAAGCCTGTTTGAACAGGGTGCTTTTGTAGGTGATACACCTGAACAGTCATACTATGTAAAGTGTGATGAGGAACTTAATCCTGAGAGTGTAAGAAATCAGGGTAAACTTGTTTGTGAAGTCGGTTATGCTACAAGCAAGCCTGCGGAATTTGTTGTATTCCGTATTGCTCACGAACTCACAACTACAGCGTAAAGGAGGTTGTTACTATGAACATGATTAAAAAGGTTTTATCTGCATTTACTATCAATGCTCATGCGGCAAGAACAGCTTCCCTTGACCCCTTACAGAAGTATAAGTTTAGACTCACAGTTCCAGGCGTACCTGGTGAGATAGGCTTTCAGAAAGTAAGTGGTCTGTCCCACGAAGTTGGTGTTGCTGAGTATGCTGAGGGTGGCTCTGACTATGCTCACAAGCTTCCCGGTAAGCCTAAAGTTGGCGAAATCACCCTTGAACGTGGTGCGTTCAGAGACAGAATGTTTGAGGTTATGATAAAAGACACTCTCACAAACCCCAATATGAGAGGTACAGTCATTATCGAACACCTTGACAAGTACGGCGAAGTCGCAAGAACTTACAAGCTTGCCGAAGCTTGGACTTCTAAGTGGGAGTCAAGCGACCTCGATGCTTCCTCAGATGATGTGGCAATCGAAAAGATTACCATTCAGTTTGAGAACTACCTTGACTAAGGTATAAAGGCAATATGAATTGAATATTACACAAACCTCGTAAAATTACTATTGCATTTTACGAGGTTTTGTTGTATAATAAAGAAGTAAGGACATAAAGTCCTAAATAGTAATTTAATGGAGGTATCATTGTAATGAAAAGCAGATATGATGAAAGAGACAAGGAAAGAGAAACAGTAGACGAACTTGAGGATAACCTCAATGATGCTGTAACTTCCGAAGCAGAAGTAGAGGACTGTGAAAATAAGGTGTATAACCTCCTTGCAGGTTATGTTGATGAAAATGGCACTGAGCATAAGACCTTTACTATCAGAGAGATGACAGGTAAGGACGAAGAAGCTATTCATAAGTCAGATGTAAAAAGCAATGGCTCAAAGGTCATTTCAACTCTGCTGTGTCGCTGTGTAATGAGCATTGGCGACATCGAAAAGAAAGATGTATCACCCAAAGAGTGGGAGAATATCATCAAGAGTCTGTACACAGGAGACCAAGACATTATACTCCTTGAAATCCGCAAGAACTCTATAGGCACTACTCTTGAAGCTGACCATGTTTGCCCTAACCCTGATTGTAAAACAAAACTCCGCACAATCATTGACATGGACGAACTTGAAATCAGACCTTTTAGTGGAATGAGAGAAATCCCATTTACACTTATCAAGGGTTACACTGATAAGAAGGGCGTTACACATAAAGAAGGTTTTATGAGAATGCCCAATGGTACAGACAGAGAGGTACTTACTCCCCTTGCAAAGAGAAATCTTGCAAGAGCAGAAACGGTTATGCTCACAAGAATTTGCCGTTTTTCTGACGGAGCATTTATTGATGATAGTGTTATGTCTAACCTTACAACTAAGGACAGAAACTATCTCATCAAACTTATGCAGGACAACAGCTTCGGCATCGAAATGACAGCAGATGTTACCTGTGACACTTGCGGAGAAGAATTTAAGGTAAATCTTAATGTGACAAATTTTATCTAAATGACTTTTTTGAGTGGGAATTTAAAATACGAACCTCATTTAAAGTCGCTTTGGAAGAAATGCACCTGTTAGCTTACTGCTATCACTGGTCTCCCGAAATTCTTTGGGACTTATCAGTACACGAAAGAAAAATGTGGTGCAAAGTTTTATTGGCACAAAAGACTGCTGAAAAGAACGCAATTGAAAATTACTGATATAAGGACTGTGTAACTAAAATAGAATACTTTGGAGGTGTAATGTAATGAACACTTTTGGTTTAGGACTGGTAATCACGTTCGATGACCAAGCTTCCGAGGGGATTGCTAGAGTTACGCAGTCCTATCTCGGTTTAGAGTCTGCCGTTGATAGTGGAAGTCAACTTGGTAATGCAATGGCAAGTCAAGTTGGACTGAACTTAGCACAAGTTGGAGATTCCTTTATAGGTGCAGGAAATAGAATACTTAATGTGTTCAAAATGCTTTCAGGCAATGTAAAGTCCACAGGTCAAGATTTTGAAAACTTTAAAATAACGCTCGGAGCAATATATAAGGACGAAAGTGTAGTAAGTAAGAAAATACAACAGCTTTTTGACTTCTCTATGAAATCACCCTTTGAGGTTAATGACACAAAGGATATGCTTGTTATGATGAAGTCAGTAGGTGTTGATGCATTTGATACACTTACTTCCGCTTCAACAGGGTTTGCACAGGAAGGTCTGTCATGGATAACTGACCTTATGGCTTTTAAACCTGATGTAGCTACTACACGTTGGAAACTCGCTCTTACAAACTTCTTGGGAAGCGGTGAGGGTAAAGTGTTACAGAATATCCTTGATAGTGGTAAGCTAACAAACATATTAGGTCATGCTATATCTGATACTTCTGAGGGTCGTTTACAGGACCTTATGGAGATTGCCGAAAAGATTGGTGTACAAGGACTTACTGAAAAAATGGCAGGAACAATGGAAACAAGATTGTCTAATGTAGGAGACTTCTTGACTAAGTTCTACTATAAAATCGGAGAGTCGGGAGTATTTGACCAATTTAAACGAATGTTAGGTAACATGACTTCCTTTATTACAGACGACTCAATTATGACAGCGGAAAACCTTGATAAATTTTCTAGCACGGTTGCAGAAGCTTTCAAAGTATTACTTGACCCAATAGAAAAGCTGACCGAGAAGTTTAAGGCTTTAAGTGTAGCAGTAGTCAGCTTTGTATCTGAACACCCTGCAATACTCAAAATAGGAATGGTATTCACTACAATAGCAGGAGCAGGACTTGTTCTTGTAGGTGTTATGGCTAAGATAGGTGGTATAGCACGTTCTCTTACCGCTTCCTTAAAATTCCTTACTGGTGGTGCTTCCATATTTGGAACTATTGCTACAAGCCTTTTCAGTATTCTTAAATTTGCCGCACCGCTTACGGCAATGGCATACATACTGTATAAAGTGTGGACTTTAAATGTAGGTGGTATTCAAGAAAAAGTTCAAAAACTTGTACAAACACTCAGCTTGCTTTGGGACGGTCTTGACGGAAATATGTCTGTAGAAGCTTTAAGAAAAGCAAGAGAGTTAGGAATACTTCCTCTTATTGAAGCAGTATTACAGTTAAAATACCACTTAGGATTTTTCTTTGAAGGATTTAAGAAAGGTCTTGACTCTTTCTTTGTTTCTTTCGGAAAAGTCCTGAATAGCATGGGAATATTTAAAGACAGAATAACTGGTTTTAGAGACTTTATTACAAAGTTACTTGAAAAGATAACAGCACCGGGCATGACTGATAATTGGGAAAGACTGGGTGAAGTTGCAGGGCGTATTGCAGGAAAAGTAATGGTATTTGGTACTGCATTATGGGGTATACACAAAGTCCTGAGTAAGATAACAGGTTTTACTGGTGGTCTCTCACTCTTAAAAAACATTCCGCTTATTGGTGGTCTGTTTGGTGGTAAGGGAGTAAGTGGTTCAAGTGGTGGTGGCTTACTTGGTGGTAATTTCTTATCCAGTCCTACTAAGGTTCTCAAGAGCATGACCAGCTTGGCTATCATTATCGGTGGCACAACCATAGTCATCGAAGCTTTAGGTCGTTTAATGAGTATACAAGGTTTCCAAATGTATTTAGGACAAGGACTAAATGTTATGTCCACTTTATTTGAGAACCTTATCCCTATTATATCTGACATAGTAGCTTTAGGTATTGCCTTAAAGCTTCTTGACCTTATAAATCTAAGTCCGTCAAAAGCGTTGAAAGGAATTGCTGACCTTGCAGTAATATTAGGTGGCTTTGTACTCATAGCAGAAGCCGTAGGATATTTGACAAATGACCCTGCAATGGCACAACTCCTGTCAACAGGAGTTAAAACCCTGTCTGAGACTTTTGATGCTTTAGATATGTTTACATCACTCAATTTCTATGGTGCTATTGCAACTATCTCTGCTTTAGGTTATGTCAGCCCTGCTGTTGTAGCCAAAGGAGTTGCAGGTCTTGGTATAGTTATAGGTGGTATAGAAGCTATAGTAGGGTTGTTAGGTGCAGTATCTCAAATCCCCGGATATTCTGAGTTTATGTCATCAGGTGGTAAAGCATTAGCACAGTTGGGAAGTATTATAGGTGAAGCAGTAGGCTCACTTGTTAGTGGACTTGGTGTAGGTCTTACAAATGGACTTCCTGATATAGCAAATAACCTTTCTGAATTTGCCGAGAATATAAAACCCTTCTTTACAACTTTAGGTGGTATCAGTGACATATCAGGTGTAGGTGACTTCTTAACATCATTCGCTGAATTTATGGTGTTACTTAGTGCTAATGAAGTATTAAGCTTTTTTGGTGGTGAAGCTAATCTCCCCGAAGCAGGTACACAGTTAAGTCAGTTTGCAGAAACAGCTAAAACTTTCTTTGATACTGTTGCAAGCTATTCACAAGAGGGCATTGATAAAGCTGAGGGTGTATTTAATGCAATCGCTGATATGGGTAACTACACATTCAGAAGTGGTGGTCTGTTACAGAAAATTACAGGTGAAGTACACTTAGACACAGCAGGTGAACAACTTTCTGCTTTTGCTACCTCGGCAAAAACATTCTTTACAACAATACTTACTTACCCCGAGGGAGGTCTTGAAAAAGCACCTAGAGTATTTGATGCTATAGATAAAATGGGAAATTCTGAGTTCAGATTTTTCGGTTTATGGCAAGATGTAATAGGTAATACTAGATTAGATGAAGTAGGTAGACAGCTTTCTAGCTTTGGAGAAAACGCTAAGTCATTCTTTGTAGCTATAGTAAGCTATCCCGAAGCAGGATTTGAAAAAGCTCCTAAACTGTTTAGTTGCCTTTCAGGTATAGGTGATGATGCCTTTAAGCTCGGTGGTCTTATCTCAGTGTTTAAGGGTGACACTTCTCTTGATAAGATAGGTGGACAGCTTGCTACTTTTGGACAAAAATCAGCAGACTTCTTTAAATTTGCGGCTAGTGTATCTAATAGAGGTATCGAAAATGGTGAAGCCATATTTGGTATGCTTAAAATTATAGGTGAAGGTGACTTTGACTCAGGCGGTATGTGGGAATGGATTGCAGGAAGCAGGGACCTCGAAAACATCGGTGAGCAGATGACAGACTTTGCTGAGGAACTTGTAGACTTTTTTGACATAGTAGGTGAGTTTAGCAAAAGTGATATTAACAAAGGTTCTCTTTGTATTGATATGCTTAAAGTCATTGGTGAAGCTGATATTAGAGAGGGCGGTTTGTTAGGTCTCATCAGAGGTGGATTTGACCTTTCAGATTTAGGTAGTAACTTAGGTGAATTTGGAAAGAAAGCGAAAACATTCTTTAATGCTGTAAAAGACATAGATGAGGAAGCGTTCCCTAAAGGCACAAAAGTTATCAATTCTTTGAAAGCACTCAATGACGAGACATTCAAGAGTGGTGGTCTCATTGAGTGGCTTGCAGGTGGTAAAGTAGACTTAGGAAACCTTGCAACGAACTTAGGTAGCTTTGGTACTAACTCAAAGACATTCTTTTTAGCAGTTAAGAACATTGATAAAAATGCAATGGACAATGCTTCTGAGGTATTTACCTGTCTCGGTAAAATGAGTCAAATCACTGATGTAGTATTAAGCTTTGGACCGAACTCACTTACCAACTTTGGTAATGACCTTGTAGGTCTTTCCGAAAGCTTAACTACATTCTTTAACTCGGCTTCTCAAATGAAAACCGACAACTTTAACCTCACAGAGGTAGTTAAACCTTTCTTTGACCTGATAACTAATTTTGATGCTTCAAAGTTTACCACTATTTCAAACGGTGTTGACAATGTAGGTAAGTCTGCACAAGGTCTTAGTAACACACTTGGAAAAGTTGCAAGTGATGTTAAAACTCAGGCTTCTAACATATTTACTGCTATACAGAATTGCACTACACAGAGTATAGGAGCATTGAACAGCTTTTCAAATCAGGGTAGCAATGTTGGCTATAACCTTATGGTCTCCATTGCAAATGGCATTACTGCTAATGCATATTTGATAACCAATGCTGTACAGTCTGCGGTCAACAATGTAAGCGTTTCAATTCCGAGTATTGCAAGTAGTGCGGCTAGTCAAGTATATGGACCTAAGAAAATGGTCGGACTTGCTACAGGTGGTTATGTAAGCACAGCAGGTATTGCAATGCTTCACCCGAATGAGGTAGTTGTAAATGACAAGATAACACAAGGCTTGAGGTCATTCCTCGATGACTATAACAAACCTAACAACACACCTGTTATAAATCAAAGCATTAAACGAGTAGGAAGTCTTAATAACACTGAAATAACAGTTGATGACACAAGGACTGTAGCTGTATTGACTGATATACTCAACGTAGTATCAGGAAAGTCTAAATATGACAATCTGACACCTGTTTTAACAGGACTAATTGACAGTATCAGTTCAATAGGCTCAAATATTCCTGTTATAAATCAAAGTATCGTGACACCTACCACTGATGAAAGACCTCAGGTAGTAATGGCTGATACTCCTGATTATGACTTTGAAAGACCTATAAGCAGTCCAGTACAAAACTATGTGGAGTCAACTACTGTTACAAACAACACTGACATGAGCAGGACTGATAATACTACATCAAATAGTGGTTCATCTGATAACCGCATTATATTTGAGAGTGGAAGTGTAGTAATTCAAGTCGAAGGTTCTGAAAATGGTATAAGTGAAGCTGAACTCAATAAATGTGCAGACAAGCTTATGCAGATAATGGCTCGTAAAATGCAGTTAAAAGGTATGCAGACAAGGAGATAAATATGAATAATAAATATTTTAAAAGTGGTGCGTACTATGACCCCAATCTTGGAAAGCATGAATATTATGGCAGAGGTGCAAGAACAAAAGGTTATATCCTAAATGGAGTAAAAGGGGAGAAAAGATTATTTCTTTACAATCCTTCGGAAATATCTTTTTCAAGAAGTGCTAATTACTCGGAGATTAAATCTCCGGGTCTTAGCAACCCTCTTACTCAATACATAAACGGAAATTCTATGCAATTTAAGTTTCCGCTTTTCTTGTATGACAAGCCCTATTCAGGTCTTATCCCTAATTGGCAGAAATTTCTTGATAACTTCTTGCCACCTGACTGGAATAACAGTAATTTCAAAAAACCTGATTGGTTAATGATAGCTATGGGAAATTTCATTCATAGATGTGTAGTAATGTCAATTGACTATAACTATACGGAATTTAATCAAACACTCTACCCCACAGTAGGAACAATAACATTGAACTTGAAAAGTTTAGGAGGTGACTAAGCATGGCTATATATTCAGGCTCAAGATACATAAATACTCCTATATATGCCCGAAATGGCGATAAGTACATTTTTGATATTAGACATAGGTACAACTTCAATTTAGATGATGCAGAGTACCACACAGTAATTCAAGGTGAGACTGCTGACAGTATAGCCTATAGCTATTATGGTCATGCAAATCTTTCTTGGGCGATTTTAGATGCTAACAATCTTATGTCCGAACTTGATATTCAAGCAGGAATGGTGTTAGTCATTCCACCCTATGAACAGGTGGTGAGTGTAAGTGAGTAATAGACAACCTTACATAATATCTATGAAACAAAGTCCATTGGACGATAGCTCAGTAGGTAGTATTTACTGGAAGCTTGTAGTCAATAACAAAGATATAACAGGTAGAAGTCGTTCATGTATTAGGTCTATCGACTTTAATGAACTATGTGACGGTTCAGATGCTTGTACTTTATCACTCACTGACCCTGATTTTGTGTTTATAGAGGACAACATCTTTATTCAGGAAGCCAAAGTCTATTGTGAGTTTGGTTTCAATGAAGATACTTATAGACACAAATTCAGTGGTTATATATCTGCTATTGACATTTCCTTTCCCGAGGACGGCTCTCCTACTTTGACTATAACCTGTTTAGACAAGTCACACCTAATGAACAGGTCGAAGAAAGAGCGTTCTTGGGATAATGTTACAAGAGCAGATGTGGTTAGAAAAATTGCAAAAGAGTATGGTTTCAAAACCGATATTGAGTCAAATTATACTTTTGCAAAAGAGGACACTATATCACAAAGTAAAATGACGGACATAGAGTTTATAGAAAGCCTTGCAAGTCAGGAACGTGAACCTTTTATGTGTAAATTGGTTGATGACACAATAGTATACCGAAAGAAAGGTTTGTTAAAAACTCCACGAATGACTTTAAGTTATAAACAAAGTTCTTTTGATATTATAAATTTTAGTCCTCAAATTACTAAGGAAACAAGACAGGAGAAAATCACAAAATCTGATATTAAATCCTCTGATAAGTCTTATGAGACATATACGGCTACTAATAACAATACAAGTCGTGATATTCAAGGCGAACCTGTACAAACATCATCTAAACCTGTCTCGGACAATTCTTCTAAGTCAACGAGCAGTAACACTCCTAGTGGTCTTACATACGACCCTGTTAAGCGTAAGTGGGTATAAGGGGGCGATAGTATGGCAGTCAGAATAAATTCCCCTTGGGATTTAAAACTGTATAATCGAGAAAAAGAAACTGCAAGGAAGAAAATAAATTCTGCAAGTGATGCAAGACACTACTTTGAGACTTATGGTGGTAATGGTCAGTCAGGTAATTGGAATAACATCACCACTAATAATGCTTACTCCTATAATGCCATAACAAGAAAATGGGAACAAGCAAGCACTAAAAAGACCGTAAATACAACGGCTTCTACATCTTCAATGAGTAATAGTAGTGGCTCATCTTCAAGTGGTGGTGCATTGTCCCAAACTGGTGTATCTAACTCAGGTAACAGTTCAACTTCATCAAGTAGAACGAGTGCCGAGAAAGACTATATAGAGGTAGAGTTTAATACACTCACAGGTAGTTGTAAAATACTTCCCACTAAAAATTCAATCAAGCTTAAAGTCGGAGAGACAGTTACATTACAAGGTATAGGTAAGTATCTTTCGGGTCTTTATTTTATTGCAGGAATTACCCGTACTATAAGTGAAAGTGGCTATGAAATGACCTTACAGCTTATTAGAAACGGTTTTGGTGATAGCCTTAAAAAAGCTAAAGCGAATAATACAACCACAGCTACAAAACCTAAGGCTAAAAGTGCTAATACAGCTAAAAAGGACACCTCTAAAAATGTAGTCAATAACTCATTTAAAGTAGGAGATAAAGTCAAGATTGTAGGTAATGATGCTGTCTACTCAAATGCTTCTGACGGAGTTAAAGTTCCTGACTGGGTAAAGAAAGAGACATTGACAATAGACGGTTTGAGTGATGACAAAAAGAGAGCAAGACTAACTCCTATATGGTCTTGGACTTATGTCAAATTCCTGAAACATATATGAGGT